TCGAGCCTACGGATCATCTGATACATATTCATCGCAATCTATCCATTTTATACTACTTCAAAAATGGCAGGGAGTAGAATCAATGGTACTTGAAAAACTAAATACTCTTGCTACAGCAAATCATTCTGCTGTACTTTTACATTTGAGTGATGAGAATCTGAATGATCCACTTGAAATCTATAATCATCCTGCTGTTAAATTAGTAATCCGTAATTATGTTCGTGCTGATATTCCACCTTCCGACAAAATTATTACAATTCCTTTAGGATATGTAAAAAACCGTTCATTAAAGGGTAAATTCAAGAAACTAGCAGATAGAACACTTTCATGGAGTTTTGCTGGTTCCGTTGATAAACCCACACGTATTGAAATGTTACAAACTCTAAGTAAAATTGAGCCTAATTCTATGAAATTACTTCCAACATGGAAACAGCCGCAGCCTGAAGAAGCAGATGAATATATGACAATACTCGGTGATAGTAAGTTTATTCCTTGCCCAATGGGTCAGAATTATGAGACTTACCGCCTTTATGAAGCCCTTGAAGCAGGATGTATTCCTATTTGTATCGGCGATACAAATAATCAGCATGAATGCTACAATAAGTTAATTGGTGACAATGCAATTTTAATTTCTCAAGATTGGACATCTGTAAAATCCATGATTCAACAAATATGTAATAACCCCGATGCACTTAATCAGATTCAAGATAATTTAACTAAATACTGGACAACACATAAGATAAATATAACTTCTCATATTTTTGCAGCACTAGAGAAAATTTCAAAGAACTATTTATAAAGTACTGTTCTTAATTGAGATTTTCTTCTAAATTGTAACTTTTTAAGTGAAGGTTGTATTACTTTAGGAATTGGCTTACGCATAAAGCAGCAGCACAGTTTTTGAAAAAGGGTTTGAGGCTGCGTTTGTATATCCAACGAAGGAGTAATATTAATAACTGTTGATGAAGCATATTGTTTACTAAATTCATCAATTGTAAATCGGTCACCCATACTCCGATTACAATCTCCGCAAATTGGAATTAAATTATCAATTGTTGTCTTTCCACCTTTGGACTCGGGTATATTATGACCGGCTTCAAATGAAAAAACCGAAATTTCACGCGTACACCATTGAACAGGGCATTTTGCTGAAAACGTTTTACCAAAATGTTTTAACCAAACTTCTTCCCTTAATTTTTTTGAGATTACTTTTTTTTTATGCTGTAAAGAACGAGACATTCCTATCTTTCTTTTGGCGTCTTTGATTTAAACCGGATTCACCAAATATAATTAATATGAATTCTAACTTGATGGCACTCCTGTCAACGCTGGAGGCACAGAATGGTCCAATTTCTCCGGAAATTCGGAAGAGTTTTGAACAGCAAATGTCGGGCCAGCCACAGAGTCAGCCGGCGAATACAACAGTGATTTCCCTAGATAAACTACAGGGAAGTCGCAAGAAGAAGGTTCTGCTGGTTGGAACGCATATTCAGCAGTTTACTGGATATAGCAAGGTTACATATAATATTGTAAAGTTCTTGTCTAAGAAGCCGGATGTCGAACTACACCACTATGGCTTTCAGCGGGCGAAGACTTCAATTCCAGATTTCAGGCCTTATCCCGCAAATGTAAACAGTTTTGATGCGGCCGCAATGGAACAGCCGACCGACCAAGGATTTGGTTACAAGCGTCTTCCCGAAGTAATCAAGCAGGTGCAGCCGGATGTACTTATCATCTACAATGATTCTCTCGTTGTCTGCAAGTTTCTTGAGGAAATTGCAAAGCAGCTCAATGCGGATGAGCGTCGACGCTTGAAGATTATCATCTATCTTGACCAAGTTTACATCGGCCAGCGTCAGATGTTCATGGAGATGATTCGCCGTGAAGCTTCAGTAGTCTTTGCTTTTACCGACCGCTGGCGTGCCGTTCTAGAGAAGCAGTTTATCGGTGACGCTCCCAAGCCCCGTCTGCGTACTCTTCGTCACGGCTATTCCAATGATCTTTTCTCAGAGATTGATCGTACAAAGGTTCGTGCTGCTCTTGGTATTCCTGCAAATGGTTTCCTCATGCTAAATCTAAATCGCAATTCGCCCCGTAAGCGTTATGACCTACTTATCATGGCGTTTGTAGAACTCATCACGAAGTACCCCACAAAGCCGATTTTCCTCCTTTGTGTTTGCGACAAGGGCGAAAAGGGCGGCTATTCTCTGTTTGATATCTACGTGGATGAACTCCGCAGCCGCAATGTATCGGTCGACCCTTTTGCTAACCGACTCATGGTAAGCAACGCGGATATGGCACTTCCCGACAGTGAAATCAATAATCTCTACAATGCTGCTGATATTGGTGTAACAACAACAGAGGGCGAAGGATTTGGTCTCTGCCAGATGGAGCAGATGGGTGTAGGAATCCCGCAGGTTGTTCCTGATATCCTCGGTCTAAATGAGTTCTGTACGGCCAGCAATAGTATTATCATTCCTGCTGGAATTGGATATCATATTCCGATTGGCATGGGTGCTCTTGGCGGCAAGGCATACTGCGTAGACCCGCACGAATTCTGCCTTGGAATTGAGAAGTATCTGCTGGATTCCACACTCCGTGAAAAGCACGGACAAGAAGCTAAGAAAGTGATTCAGAATTTTGTTTGGGACAATGAACTAAGGCCACTTTATGAGGAGATTATTGCGTAATAATTATAGAAGATTAAAAAACAGATATAATAATGAAGATAGGATTATGGCTTCATATAGAACATTTTGCTGCTGGTGGCCCAACCGCAGTTATAATAGGTTTTGTGATTGGAATTAAACAAATTATACCATCTTCTATGATACTTATCAATGAGCCTGGTTATATTAATTTTCAATTATTTGGAAAAGATCGTCATATAAGATTATATCCAGTAAATACCATATTCGGTCCAAACCCAATACCCTTACAATATGTTGGCATTGAAGATCCGAATAATGATTTGGTATGGAGATATGCTACGAATATGACATTTAGTTCCATGTGGGTGATTAATTGGTTAGGTCAAAAATTTCCAATTCAGCAGGCGATTGAAGATGGAACTAAAAATATAAACTTATGGGAAGCAGGGATTGATACTGACTATTTTACACCCTCTTCTACACCAAAGACGCAGGACTTTTTTATCTATTACAAATCACAAAATATGTCTGATATTGAAGGGATTTGGAATTTTTTATTTCATCATTATTATGGTATAAAAGGAAGCCTTATTTGTTATCATTTTTATACACCAGAAATGTTAAGAGATGCTGCTCAGAAAAGTAAATTTTGTATTATGTTGGATAATGAAGAAACACAGGGTCTAGCTGCAATAGAAATAATGGCATGTGATTGCCCTATTTTTTGTATAGACCGCACACTTTATGCTAATGGTAACAAAGCTATGGAAGGCAGCGTAACAAGTATAGTATCATGGTCAGCGGTTTGTGGTCTAAAGTCAACGAAAGAAGAATGGAAATCTGATTTTCCTAGTTTTCTTGCGAATTTATCTTCTTATACTCCAGCAACTTTTGCCCATGAAAATTATACATATAAGGAATCTGCTAGAAAACTAATGGGTATAGCTTTAAAAATTATGAACCCTGTGCAAGAGAAGGTACTGTCATAAGTCCAAACATTGCGATGAAAAAAAGAAATGTGTGAAAGAAAACTCCATATACTGTGGGACAATCATTTGTTGCGATGTGTAAGAATGAACCGAAAAAACCCTGTGTCATATGATATGTGTAAGGATTTGCGAATAGAAAGAATACAATGGCTGAATATACAGCATATTTTGATTTCAGTAAATAATTCATAGCCTACTAAAGGTTACTAATTATTTATCCAGGTAAGAACTGATTTATTTCATCATCTGTAATTTGTAATGGCCCGGACTTTAAAGCACTTGTTTCTTTTAAAAATTCAACAATTGCCGCCCTAGAAATACCTTCTCTTAACATAGCAATTTTTTGGAGTATATTAGTTCTATAAGCAGTAGAACTAGGCTTGCGTAATACTTTATTTTTATCTGCTAGAAGTGTTTTTTTATAAAGTGCAATAAGTAATCCAATCCATTCGAGTTTTAATTCTGGTGGATGGTCACCGGCATTTCTATCTTTGATAAATCTATATAAACGTTTTCCTGATTCTTCATTAAATCCATTCACATATTTAACATTACCTCCTTGAGAATATGCTAAGCCGAGAGATTTCATATAACTATTTATAGCAGATTGTTCAGCAGCATTATTTTCCTCCATCTACATTAATCCTTTAAAAATAATATCTACAAATCCGCAGGAACAAAAACATTTTCCTCATTATCATTATTAGCAACATCATATTCGGGGCGAGCTGCTCTATCAATTCTACGTAAAACGCCCGGTTGTTGGATAGGACGCATTCTTGTAAGAGATTCATCGATTGATTTACGGATATCATATAAACCAAGATAAAGACCTGCTTTTAGACCTGAACAACGTTGTTTCATAGCAATATTAATGTCAGTATCACAGCCTTCTTCCCGATGTTGATCTTTTAGTTCAGTAAAACCGGTAGTTGCTTCATCAATTACACGTTGATTATCAGGATTTTCCTTTACTCTTTCATATAATTGTTTTAATGCTGGAACTGGGTCTTCATCGCGATCTTCAGCATAAGCTTTTTCAATTGGATCTGTTTTTAAGAAATTAACAGTTCCTTGCAACATTTGAGCAATCATGCCCATGGCCCCTCCAGCTGCTTCACCGCCTTCCCCTCCTACATCGCCTTCCCCTCCTACTTCGCCTTCCCCTTCTACTTCGCCTTCCCCTCCATCTTCTCTATCACCTTCTTCAGGATCTACTGGAACATTTGCGTTTCTTTGTCTATTGGCATTTGCGTTTGCATGTCTTAATTCGCGTAAACCTCCACGACGACGAGGAGGGGGTTCTGGTGCGTTTTCTTCTTCCTCTTCTGGTTCTTCTTCTACACGAGCATCAGCAGCACCACCTCCAGCTCCAGCACCACCTCTAGCACCAGCTCCAGCACCACCTCTAGCACCAGCTCCAGCACCACCTCTAGCACCAGCTCCAGCACCACCTCTAGCACCACCTCTAGCTCCTCCAGCACCACCTCTAGCACCACCTCTAGCACCTCCAGCAGCATCAGCTCCACCTCCAGCAGCATCAGCTCCAGCTCCAGCAGCATCAGCTCCAGCTCCAGCAGCATCAGCTCCAGCTCCAGCAGCATCAGCTCCAGCTCCAGCAGCATCAGCTCCAGC